GTCAAAGGCTGCGACAGTGCTTCCCTCGATGCGCACGCGGGCACCGGCAGGGAATCCGTGGCCGGTGAGGTTGACAGTCGCCGTGGTGGACGCCACCGTGATGCCGCCGGTGGTCACGTTCTTGACGACCCAGCCCGGACGCGAGGCGTCGGCTTCGCGGAAGAGGTAGAGGCGGTCGTTGGCCTGCACCATGGAGACGGTGTCGGTCGGCTCGATGACTTCATCCGGTGATGTCGGGTAGCCCAGCTCCTGCGGGAGCACGCTGATGACGATGGTGTCGCCGTTCTCGTCTACGATCTCCTCGCTGCCCTGCGAGACGGCCGTTACCAGAAAGCCGCCCGCCCAGACACCGGCGAAGGATTGGTTGTCGTCCAGCAAGATGGTGTAAGCACGGTCGCCGCCCGCCAGCACTACGATCTCCGCGCTCTGCACCTGATCCGGCGAGCGATAGACCGACGCCGCAAAGATGCCGCCGCTGTAGACGCTCTGCACGATCGGCGCGTTGGGCGCTGGGTTCAGCACAAAGGGAACCGTGAGCGGCGAGCTGGCCACGCTGATGGCATCCGCCATGCGCTTGGCGCCCTTGCGCGTCACCGCCACGCCACGATCCAGCCGCATGTTCTCCGAGAGCTGGAGCATTCCAGCGGGTAACGCAACCGGATTGATCCGCGAGGCATAGCCTGCGAATCCGGCGTCACCGTCGCGGAGGATGGGGCTTTCTAAGGGCATTTAGATGTTAGCCCTCATACATGATGTTGACCTCACCGGCGTCGAAGGTGTCGGTGCCGTTGACCGTTGTAAGGCGGATGCGGTCGAGGGTGCCGGAAAGCGTTACATTGCTTGCAGAAAACGCATTAACAGCAGCGTCAGAAAACGCCTGAACGCTTGTGCCGACCCAAGTGTTCCCTGTCACATTGACAATACTTACGATTCCCCTAATAACGCTGGTCGCTACAAAAGCTGCAACTACTGGCAGCCCTGTAGTAAAAGCGATGGTCGTTGTTGTATTTGCAGTCGAGCCAACTTGCGTGGCTGCACCAAGATAACCAGATGTTGCAAACGACGAAGATCCAAGCTGCACGATTGGAACGCTTGATCCATTGGTGCTAACACCGTTTAGCATCACCGTAATCCGCTTCACCCACGACGGAATACCAGTAAAGTCGATGCTTGTTCCGCTGGTGGTGTTTTGCGCAGTGGCCAAGGTAAGTGGGCGAGCCAGAGTAGTGACGCCGGTATTGCTCACCGTCACATCGCCAGTCAGCTCCGTGGCGGTCGGCACGTTGCTCGCGTTGCCGAGGAGCACGCGGCCTGCGGTGATGTTGGCGAGCTTGGTGTGGGCGATGGCGGCCGCCGCGTCGATGTCCGCATTGACCAGCCCGCCGCGCACCACAGAGGCAGCGACACGCTTGGTCAGTCCGCTCTGCTCGATGACGAACTCGTCGCCGGATGCGAGTGTGGTTGCTTGGGTAAGTTGTCCGATTGTTTTGGCCATGATTAGTTGAGAGTTGAGGGTTTAGAGTTGAGGGTCAGACCAGATCCTTTCGCGGCTGGGTGAGGACGTAGCTGACGGTTTTCGCGTTGTTGCGCTTAAGTTCAGTCTCAACGAGCGTGATGAAGGCGGGCCATTGGGCCGGCGGGATTGTCTGACAGCCCTCGCTGCTCACGCTTCGGTTGCTTCCCTTGTGGATGTTGATGCCAAACCATCCGGTCTCCTCTTGCCCGCCGTCGCGGCTGACGGTGACTGGACCGCCTTGCACCAAAGCCCTGTAAGGGTTGCCGCTCCGAATGCCGTGCTTGCCCAGCTTGTAGCGCCAGACGCCTTGCTTGAGGCTGGCGTATCCTTTGCGAACCTTGGGATTGATGCCGTAATTGGCCGGATCGACATTGGCGCTGAAGGCAACGTGGGCATTGGGCGAGACAAGGATGATGGCGTCGTCATAGATTCCACGGTCCTGCTTCCCCTTGGCGCCCATGCTATCGCGGTAGTAGCCGCGAATGCCGACCAGACAAACCGGATCACTGACACCGGCGCTCTTTAGCTGGCGCTCGGTGTCGATCCGTTTCTGCTGTGGTCGGTTCTTTGGGATCATCGCGGGTTGGCTAGTTCAGCGGCGGCGGCTTCAACGGTCACGGGGCCGACATAGCCGTCTTCTTTGAGCAAGACGCCGCGACCGTGGGCGTTGAGAAGCGCTTGGATTTGCTTGCCGTAGTCTTTGAGGATGTTCGCGGGCAGCTTGGTGACGATCACGTCGATGATGCCCCAAATGACACCGGCAACTACCGCCTCGTTGAGACCAAGGGCGCGGACATCGAAGCCGCTTTTGGTGGCGAGGTAGGTGATGGCAGCGGCAGCGGCAGCCGTGACGAGCTTTTGGAGCAGGGGACCGCCGCGACTCAGCAGCAGGCGGACGAGTTGGCGTTCTACGAAGTTTTTCATTGTTCGGGCTTTTTCCACTCCTTGTAGGACTGGACGAGGTTGTTGATGTTGGGAACGTAGGTGACCATGATTTTGACGCTGCCCCAGTCGCCCGCCTGCACCTTCTCGCCGTCCACCGGCGGAAGAGGTATGGTCACGCATCCACCAAGCACCAGTGCGGCGGCGAGCGTGAAGGCGAACTGCGGGCGGCATTTCATTAGAGTCGGGCGTCGTGGTCTTTCGCCATCCACAGACCCCATGCACTGGTGAGTGCGGCGGCGATGAGGCCGATGTCGGGGATCTGGCCGGTGGTCAGGTATTCCTTGGTGCCGGTCATAAGGGCGATGAGCGCCGTGAGGACTGCGATTGCAGAGGTTTTCCAGTTACGCATATTATTTTTGCTTCTGTTTCTTTCTCAGGTCGTGGAGGACCGAAATTAGGGTGACTACGCCGACGGCGAGGCCGACACATAGACCGGCGACTCGCAGGGTTGTCTCAAGGTGGGGCAGCATGCTGAAGACGCTTGAACCAATGCTGGTCACGGTGCCGATCACGCCCTTCTCGGTCGTTGTGAAATGGTGATGGAGGTAAAACATAAGAAAGTCGTCAGTTGGCAGTTGGCAGTTGGCAGTTAGCGGCTTGGCTCCATGCTCTTTGCTCCATGCTCCATGCTTCTTTACTTCCGGTAGGCGATGACGGACCCGGCGTGGAGTTTGATGGCGGTGAAGATGCCGTCGATCGTGGTGCCGGATGGGATGGCGGTGGCGCTGCCACTGGTCAGGTTGGCGATGCCGGTGCTGTTGCCGGTGAGGACTTCGAATTTGGTGGCGTTGTCCAGGCTGTCGATGCTGACAAATTCGCCGGTGACTTCGGAGGTGTTGGCGATGAGGACGCTGCCGTTCTGGCGGTTGGTTGTTCTTACGTTAGGGTGCATGATTTTTAGGAGTGTGAAGGTTGGAAGGTGGGAAGGTGTGAAAGTTGGCAGTGGGCAGTTGGCAGTCGTCAGTAATGTCCGATCCGGGCGGACCAGGCTTGGGGTTGGTTTTGTTGGAAGTAGAATTTGTCGCGCTCGGTCACTAGTTCGTTCATGGCTTTTTCTTCCATGAGGGTTGATTTCGTGAGCTGGCCGTCTTCTTCGAGGAGGCTCGCTGTCAGGAGGTAGCCGACGGCTTTGCTTAGGACGGCGGGGACCGTCGCCGAGAGATTTGATGTGGTGTAGGTGTCGGGGCGGAGGCGGTATCTCACCCAGGCGGTGGTGGGGATGTCGGTGTCGTCGGGGAAGCGGATGCTGTCGCCGAGGAGCGTATAGGATAGTTCTCTCGCTGAGGCGGTTTTGTTCGGGTTGTCCCGAGTGATCTTGAAGACTTCGCCCATCGCCGTTTCGCCGATTTGTTCGTAGTCGATGTAGAAGCCGTTCGTTTCGTTGCCCTGGATGGTGCGTTCTTCGATGCGGCACAATTCGGGCCAATCGGCCCAGGTCCAGCAGGTCTCGATGGCGTCGTTCGCCGCGGCGACGAGCATGGTCTGCGCACCGGAGGGAATATTTGCCAACGCAGAGGCGTCGTTGCCGACTCTCTGCCAGGCTCTCAAGAGGATGCTTTGTAGGGTGACGGTGCGCATAAGAAAGGGCTGAGACTTGAGTTTGAGACTTGAGTGATATTGCTGCGGCGGGTCCGGAGGCCCCGCCCTACCCCATTACTCAGGTTTCAGGTGTCAGGTTTCCTCCTTGGTTAGTGTTTGCATGGCGCTTTGGACGGCGGCTTCGAAGGTGCTGGGCGGGGCGGGCCAGTCGTTGCGGGGGCTTGGATCGGACGCGAAGATGGCGAGGATCTGTTGCAAGTATTGCTCGATGGCGTCGAGCTCGGGGCTTTGCTGGCCGGCGGCGGCGAGGGATTGGCGGAGATAAAGCAACGTGGGCTGGCGTTCGCCGCCGAGGCCGACGGATTTGAGGTGTTCTTCGGCGGTGATCGGTTCGGCTTCCGGCGCCGGTGCGGGCGGAAGTGTGGCGAGGTCGATGTCGGCCAAGCGGACGGCGGATGTTCCGGCGGGCGGTTGCCACTTGGCGGTGTCGCCGTCCCAGAGGACTACGTTCACGAGGTGTCCGTTGGCTTGATCGAGGATGGCGTATTGCTCGGTCATGGTTAGAAATAGGTTGTCACTATGACGATGCCGTTGGCTCCGTCGCCGCCTTTGCCTTCGCCGCCGGCGTCGTTGTCGCAGGCGCTGCCGCCGCCGCCGCCGCCTCCGTAGAGTCCGCCGTTGCCGCCGTTGTTGGCTTGGCCGCCGGTGCCGGGCGATCCGCCGCCGCCGCCGGAGCCAAGGTAGCCGCCAATCCATGTTGTTCCGGCATTGCCTGCGGCGTTGGCAACAAACGTGCCGCCTGCGGTAGACGTGACGTTTCCAACCGCGCCGCCGTTAGCGCCGTTGTAATAAGTCGTGGCCTGCTTGCCGCCGCCGCCTCCTCCGCCAGCGGCTGTTCCTATGGTCGCAGCGGGCGCGGTGGCGTTGGCCGCAAAACCGCCCGCGCCACTTGGGCCGCGACCTACGCTCGTTGCGTAATAGAGGCCTAAACTCGCCGATGCGCCCGCGCCGACACCGCCTGCGGCACCGCTGCCTGCCGCGCCTGCTTGTCCGCCAGTTGATGTAATGGAACCAAAGCTGCTTGCGCCGCCGGCGGTGCCGGAGGTTCCGCTGGAGCTGTTTGGGCGATTGCCAGCGCCACCACCACCACCAGCCCCGACTGTGACTGTTACAGTGTTGTCCAGTGCTGCCGCGTCAATCCAACCAACACTGACTGAACCGCCTGCGCCGGCGCCACCGCCGCCGCCGTTGTTGGCCGTGGTGTCGCGGCGACCTGATCCGCCGCCGCCGCCTCCGGCAACGATGAAGTAGTGGACGAGCTTGGCTCCGGCGGGTTTTGTCCAAGTGTCGTTGGCGGTGTAGACTTTAACGTCGGTGAGCTGGGATGTGAGGGCGATGGTTCCGGAGCTATTGGGGACGGTTAAGGTCCGGGTCGTGCTGGCGCTGATGCCGGAGAGTTGGAAGGCTAGATTTTTGGAGCTGTCCGCGTTGTCATAGAGGAGGAAGTTGGCGTCGTTGAAGACGTCGGGGAGGATGCCGGCATACGTCCAGTCGGCGTCGCGGCTGACTCCTGCCGTGGCCGTGCGGATGTAGATGCCGGCGGGTTTGCGGGCGATCAGCCAGGTGCCGCTGGCTTCGCGGACGAGCCAGGCGGTGTTCAGGGCGGCCGATCCGTCGAGGGGGAGATCGGTGTAGGTGGCGACTTCTCCGTCGATGTAGGACGCGCCGCCGCCGCCGCCGGACCCCTTGAGGTCGAAGTTGCCGGTCAGCGGATTGAAAGCGAAGGCCATTGGAGGAAGTGACGAGTGACTTGTGACGAGTGACGAGAGCCGAAGGTCAGAAATTTGAGATTTAAGAGCGGACGACGGTGGCGATGCGGGCGTCGTCCGAGGACGGCGTGCCGCCGACATACGTGAAGGTCAGCGTGGCGACGGTGTTGGTTCCCTCTTTGTAGACGACGCTGGAAAGGTTGTTCGTGGTCGAGACGTAGCTCAGCTCCACGGTCGTATGCTGCGGGATGTTCAGTCCGGGAATGTTTCTGACTTGGACGTTGGGGTTCATTGGAAGAGAGGGCTGAAGGCTGAGACCTGAGACCTGAGTGAATTGCTGCGGCGGGTCCGGAGGCCCCGCCCTACCCCGTTACTCAGGTTTCCAGTTTCAAGTTTCATACTTAGGCGGCGGCGGGGGTTGCTGTTGACCCACGTGCCGCAAAGGCTCCGCCCATGCTTTGGGGCTGGCTCGCTAGTGCGGGGACGGCGCCGGTGCGGCCGATTTGGGCGTTTTGGATTTGGGTCATTTGGAAGTTCAGGGCTTGGGCTCGGGCGTCGACCATGCCTTTGTAGATTTCGTCGCCGGCGTAGCGTTGCTGGAGCTGGGGGTTGGCCTGGATGGCGCTTTGGAGGACTTGGAGTCTCAGCTGGGGATTGACGCCTTGTTCGGGTAATGGGGGTTCGATGCCGGCGCTGATCTTGGTGAGGGCGAGTTGTTCGTCTTCGGCTTCTTGGGCGGTGGCGACGTCTTGGCTTCTCACGATCATGGACGCGAGGCTCGGGTCTACGGCCCCGACGATGAAGTTGACTAACCCGGCGCGGTCGATGACGCCGGCGACGTCGAGGGGGACGGCGACTTTGGCGATGTATTCGAGCTTTTTGCCGAGGACCTCAGCGTCGAGGTCGCGGACGTCGAATTCGGCGACCAGGTCGTAGCGGCCTTGGATCTGCTCGCGGCTGACTTGGAACGGGGCGGGCATGGCGCCGGCGACTCGGGCGATCTCGGTGTCGCTGACGTATTGCTGCATCAAGGCGAAGGCTTGGGCGATGACGGCTTTGCTGCTCCGGAGCCAGCGGTCGACCATGGTTTGCTGGGTCAACATGGTGAGCGGCTGCGGGACGCTGGCGCTGAAGCGGCCGAAATACTCGTCGACGTCGCGGCGGGTGGCGGCTTCGATCTCGATGGTGCCGCTGTCGAATCGCGGGGGGTCCATCCAGCCGAATTCGCCAGGGCGTCTTTCCGGGATCTGGGCGCCGGGGCCGAAGATGAGGTTTAGTTTTCCGCGGTTCGCCGGGACGCGGACGGGGGGGAGGACGGCGACGGCGGCGCGGTCGCTGCGGAAATCGCGCTGGGTCTTGATCTCATACTGCTGGCTCTCGAGGAGCTCGGGGACGCCGCGGGATTCGAGGAGGTTGCGGGAGATGCGTTCGCGGGCGAATTCGACGAAGGGGTAGTCGCCGTGGCTATACGGGAGGAGTTCGCTGACGGCGACTTCGTCGGCGACGGATTCGTGCAGGACGGTGTAGTGGACGCGGGTGGTTTGGTCCTTGTTGAATTGCTTCTGGTAGTAGTGCCAGAGCTCGATCATTTCGCGCTCGGTCTCGAGGTTGATGATCTCTTGCCGGTAGTAGTTGCGGATGGGGCGGCGGTAGGCGCCTTTGTGGCGGAGGGCTTGTTCGACGAAGTCTTCGCTATAGCCGTCGGTGACGATGCGTTCGCGCAGTTCGGTCTCGGTGACCATCTCGCGCCAGGACACGTAGCGGGCGCGTTGGAGGTCGCTGGTTTGAGGGGGAAAGTAGATGTCTTCCCAGGGCTCGAGGGCGACGAATTCGGGGCGGTTCTCGAAGAGGTAGGGATTTTCGTAGGTGCAGGCGCCGGTGTTGCGGAGGTCGCGGACGCAGCTGAGCTTGCCGGCGGCGGGGCCGATGAGGTCGGCGAGCATTTGCTTGGCGTCTTC